GCTTCCGATTACGGAATAAACGGAGGTGAATCCAATATTACTCATGAAGGATCCATTTAAGTACATCACCAGTACAAAGCAAGCAGCTAAACGTCTGAACAAGTCAGAGAGGCAAATAAGAAACGACTGTAAAAGTGGTAAACTTACTGCCCAGTTACTTGACCCATCTGACCCTAAATCCCCTTGGATGATATACTTGCCGCCTGACCAACTCCCTTAGTATTGAGGGGGTTACCGTAAAAGTCTTGAGATACAATTCATTTTGGAGGTGCTTAGAATGTATAGGGAAGACCTTAGGGGTAGTTGGTTCAATAATGGCAAGGCAGCGATGCTGTATGTGGACGAATCAACCTTTGAACAGAAGAAAGAGCCAGAATTCTACGTTGTAAATGAACGGGAGAAACATCTGATTCGTGTTCGCGACGAAAAACAGATCCAATTACTAAACTACTGTTTTTACGGGCCGAAGCTTAAGCCAGAAGCAATCAAGTGGCTCATCGATCCCTCCGGCGGAAAACTCACATACTTTGACAGCGTTGACGATTATATTGCATATCACAATAACATGATGGAAGAATTAAATAGAGAGTAGGCGAGCCGCTATTGGCTCGTTTTTGACATTTTCAAATCGTGTGGTGTGTTTCTGAAAATAAATATCACTTACTGTAGTCTCAATCACATTTTTTACATGTCATTTGTGACATAATGGTATTGCCCGTTGTAAATTTTCCCCTTTTTGTCTGTTGATGGAACGCCGTGTGCGATGAAAGTCGCCCGCACGGTGTAGGCTCGAACGAAAACCCTCACTATATAGAAGGGTATAAGTCGAGAATAGCAATCACAAACCTGAAGTAGTACATGACAAGCAAGTAACAAATATTAATCAACCTTTAAGTCAGCCCGATACCATATTTCCTTTCTCTCAATCTTTTACAGATCAAGATGGTGATCCTCTAACTTATTCCATCGCTATCCTTGACAACAGTATCGGTGAAGTATCCATTGACAGCATAACTGGTGTTGCTACATTCACCGCACTTAAAGTAGGTGAAACAACTATTACTATTAAAGCAAGTGATGGAATAAGCGGTGAGGTATCATACAGTTTCACTTACAAAGTTTTGTAATAGTTTCCATCAACGAACCCTTAGGGAAACCTAGGGGTCTTTCTTTACCAATTTACCGTTTTGTTAAGCGACCAATTCCATCGCTGCTGTGCATATTGCTTCTTGTGGAGTGTCTCCAGAAGCTTCCCATTCCTTTGTATCAATGAACGTCTTGTCCACCATTTTAAATGTGGCCCACCATCCATCTTCATCAGTCGATAGGTCAAAATGCAGGTAACCTTCCAGAAGCCTCTCCACCACTTGCCACGCATCGGCTATGTTTTTGAGTGGGTCCCAGTCAGCTACTTTACATATGAACGTTGTATGTGATCGATCTTTGCACCATAGCCCGTCCCATTGCGACCACCCCATTACCTTTGTTGCCAGCGTTTCAATGGTCTGCTGCTCGGTCATGATTCTTCATCCTTGCAATCATCACAAAACAAACGATGTTCCCGACAATCTTGGCAAGGTTTAACTTCTTTCGCTTTATCCCCACACAAGAAATGGTATCTTGTTGCAGTTCCGCCCCATTCTCTTCTATTCAAACTCGCATGATCCAACGGAATTTCGAGATTACACACACCGCATTTATCCATTACATTTCATCCCTTTCCAAAATAACTATTGTGGTTAGCCGCCATACTCTATAAAATACTCAAGGGAGAAAATGATATTTCCTACCTCTTCCTTAAACTGAAAATCGTATGATTGACTACGTTTCTTGTCTAGCAGTTCAATCATTTCTTTTAGTTGCTTAATCTCTTGCTCTGTGAACATGCCTTCACTCCCTAACTATTGTGGTAAAGAATACTTTTTAAGATCTTCATTTCTTGTTAACATTGATAAAATGCTGACATTACTGGGATGGTGAACATATTGATCACTAAATTTTTCAAACAATGGGCAGAAGCAAATACTGAATTACTCCACTCCGATTTCATATCTACAGAAATTATTGAAAAGACCCAACTTAACGGCAAAAGAGTAGCTGATCCGTCAGTTGTAGTTCTTCACGAAGCAGCATACTGTTTAGGTGAAATCATCGTTTGGGAATCTGCCCAATTGGAGTACCAAGTTGTAAAAATCCAAACGGAAGAACGATTGTTATGGAATTACATTGACAAACTTAGCGAAAATCCAAACTTTGATGAAATCACGACTGAGTATTTTAAGGTGCTCAATTCAGGTTTGAAGCCTTAACTACTCCCCTGCTTCTTTCAATACACAGTTTGTTAAATCTCCAGCATCAGTTGCTCATCAGTGATAGCCACTCTTTCCACAATGCAGTCAATAGCCTGTTCGATCTGAAATGTGTGAAACATTTTGTCAAACTCATGATCCCTATCGTCTCTAATAACCCACATAAAAACTCCGCCGTGGAATCTTGCATACACACTTTCGCTGAAGTGTTCTTTTTCGAGAATGCTATTTTTACGTTCCAATTTCTCTAACACTTTGGTTATTTTCTTCCTTGTCAGTGCCACGAAGGTCCACCTCTTTCCTTACTGAATCAAGACCTAATTTAATTAATGGCATTCACCATGCGTGTCATACCCACAACGAGTGCAGTAGCCTGCTTGTTCGATGTCATAACTCCAGTAGCCCGTGCTTACTGTATAGCTAACCCAACAATGCCCGCGCCACTTGCAAATCAACCGACCGATCAATTTCAAAAGTCTAGCCATCGTACCTCCTTATCTCCCTGAGCATTTTGTTAATTCATCTGTTCGATATCCGTAATTGCCTTGAAGATCGGATAAATCTGTTGTGGTACTACTGCGTTTCCGAGTGCTGCACATCTGTCCACCCTATCGGGAAGCCCATCAACCATTCTTCCCACTCCGGGTTCATTTCGCCAGGCTGATCTGGGGACAAAAGCTTTAGTTTTGTTGGAAGATTCACGCTGTGCGTGCTGCCGTTTTTGCATTTGCGTCTTCCTGTTTCCGTTAGCTCCAGATTCTTTCTGGCTGTTGTTTCGCTGTGTGTCGGTGTAGGCCACAATAAAGGTCCGTTTTCGTTCATGGGGAGCTTCGACGCTGCAAGCTGGAATAATAAACGATTGGACTTTGTAACCGATGTTTTCCAAGTCAGAGAGTGAGTCATCGAGTGCCACTCTTGCGAAGTTAGCAACATTTTCACCAACAACCCAAGTTGGTCTGATTTCATGTATAAGTCGAAACATTTCAGGCCAGAGGTGACGTTCGTCATTCTTTCCTTTGGCTTTATCACCTGCAGCCTCTGACCATGGCTGGCAGGGAAATCCACCTGCGATAATGTCAATGTCATCAACCCCTGCGTCTCGAAGAGTATGTTTATTTAAAGTCACCACATCAGCGAAGATTGGGATGTCAGGCCAATTCTTTTTCAAAACCTTTTGGCAAAATACATTGTTTTCGCAGAAAGCGATCACTTCTATCCCAGCCCATTCGGCCGCTAAATCGATCCCGCCGATTCCACTAAACAGCGACAGCATCCTCATGTGATCACCGCCTATTTAACATAATTGAGCTTGTGTAACCTATAGACTGAACTTGTCTACCGCGTCATCCATAATGTCCTGGTTGATACCGATATACCGCAACGTTATCTGCGGATGACTATGGTTCAGAATCATTTGAAGTGTTGCAATGTCGTGTGTGCGATTGTAGAAATGATACCCAAACGTCTTGCGGAGTGAATGCGTTCCAATTTCATTGAGACCGATCTTACGAGCAGTTCCATTCAATATCTGGTACGCTCTTACCCTTGTAATTGGCTTTGGTCTCTTCTCCGATGCAAACAAGTAGTCGTCGTCATTCATTCCAGTGATATAGCTTTGGATCGCTTCCTTGAGTGCCTGATTGATTTTGAATCGCTTGGGCTTACCGGTTTTCTTTTCGGTAATAACGATGTGTGTCTTATTCTTTACGTCAGCCACTTTCAGAGGCAGAATATCGGAGATACGTAGACCAGTGTTGATACCAAAATTCAGTAGAAAACCGTTGCGTGCTGATTGCTTCTTCAAAAGTGCTTTCAGTTCTTCGAGTTTTTCCTTATCGCGAATTGGCTCTACAAAGTTCATGTAAATCCTCCTTTTCTTGCTGCATCTGATTGTGCTACGCTTCCTTGAGGAGCGTGATATCGTGGAAAAGTCGTTCTATTACTCAGTACCTTGGGCTGATGTTGGTTACTTGAAAGAGACATTACAAGCTATGGAGATTCCTTTTGCTATTGAACAGTCATCTGAAAAGCTGCAACTTGCTGCTGGAGATGTTGCTTTCGTTTTTCCTGATCTTCAAGTTAGGGTGTATCGTCATGTACATGAGTTGTTCGGTAGCCACGGTTCTGTTTATCCTAAATCTTCTTTTTGATTGAATAGTCAACCCATGCATCGAAGCTCTTTAGACGTTCCATTTCAGCAACCGCAGCTTGTAGTCTCGCTATCCTTGCTGGACCAAATCCAAACAGTTGTTGAAGGGCTTCGTAAACGTAACTCTTTGCCTGCTCTGCCGTTTCAGTAGCTGCTTTTTCTAAGTCGTTCACATTGACCGGAACCATCATGGCGTTATTTCGAATCGGAGGCTTTTTGTGCTTTTTCATTTTCCTCCTCCTTCATTTCTTCACGTATAACCTCTCGTTGGTATTTCAATTGCTTCTCATCTTTTGTCATGCCTTCACCCCCGAACTGCCAAAACCGCCGGCTCCCCGTTCTGTTTCGTCAAGCTCGTCCACCACTTCAAAGTCAGCTTGATATACAGGAGCA